ATGCTTATCCATCATGGATATGAGAAACTAGAGAACATTGAAAACTTTGCGGATGCATTTGTACGACCATTGCATCTTCCATTCCCAATCGTCTCCTCATACTTCGCAGCATTTGCTGAGGTTGTGGGGAGTTGGATGGTTATCTGTGGACTTGGCACTCGTCTGGGTGCCTTAGCAATCTTAGGTACAATATCATTCGCAATTTATCATGCTATATTTACATCAGGATTTAACATTTACTTGTTAGAACTTCTAGTTCTTTACTGGGGAGGTGCAGCATGTATCGTTCTCAGTGGTCCTGGTAAATTCTCAATAGACCATCTCATAAAACTGAGACTCTTTAATAATGATTCTTCTAATTAAAACTTCACCCCATAACCTTTAATAAGACATGATCAAATCACTATTCAGTATTATGTTTGCTGCTCTAATGTGGGTTCAAGTTCCACAATGGAGTGACGATTGGTCTAAGTGTGCAGTAGATGTACCAGACACAGCATGTCATTGGTACATTGTAGCACCCGATAGCACTATGGGTGTTGGATTTAGTTGGGAGAATGCTCCCTGGTTCAGTGCTGAAGGTCTCCGAGACATTGGAGAACTTCATAACACAGTTCAATCACTACAGGAGGCATGATGGACAAGGAGAATCATCCTAACCTCATCGTAATTCCTCAGCAAGGTGTCCTCTATATTGAAGAGACTGAACCGAGATACCTTGAGGGTCTTGCTAAACTGATGAAAAGAAAATCTCCCTGGAGGACAAAGCATGATGAATAGTTTTGAAGTAACACTATACTTTATATGCTTCGCTCTCATTGCAGGTGGTGCCTTCGCTATGATGTGGGCTAACATTCAATCTATTAACGTAGAGATGAATACACCCAAACCACGTCATCCTGAAGCACCACAAGCAGGTGAAGAGTTGATGTATGTAGATTTTTCCAGAGAAAAACTGGAAGACCTATACAATAAATAATCTAAATTACAAAAAATTATTATGTCCCCACGATCTGTTATTACTACTGCACTGATTGCTGATGCACAGGGTAATATTGCCAAAGCAAAAGCAAACGTAGAAATTTATCTAAACTATCCTGTTGGTATTGGTGAACATCCAGATGTACTGGGTGCTATCCAGGATCAAATAGATATCATTGCTCATGAAGAAGAACGTATCTCCGTTATTGCTAAACACTTCGGTGATGCATAGAGGATGTTGTGGTGCTGGATGTCCTGACTGTCCATTCAGACCACCGCCTAGACCGACCACCACTCCTTGACAGGGGTGGTTTTTTATTGTATACTACATATGTTAAATACCCTTTTTTATGGAAATAATTGTAGAAGGTAAAGTCAAAACTGTATACGCTGGTGATGATGCTGATCGTGTTATCATTGAGTATCATGACAAGGTGACTGCTGGTAATGGTGAGATGGTTGATCATCCTTTAGGAAAAGGATCCCTCTGCTGTAGTATCTCATCTATTATTTTTGAGAAACTTTCCAAAGAACTTATCCCCAATCACTATATCAATATGGTTGGTGCTAACAAGATGATCTGTAGAAAGGTAGACATCGTTCCTTTGGAAGTTATCTGTCGTAATCGTGCTGCAGGATCTATTGTTCGTGAGACAACTCTTCAAGAAGGTGCGCCATTACCACACCCTATTGTTGAGTTTTTCCTAAAGGATGATAGTAAACATGATCCTTTGCTTACACCTGATCGTGTAAAATTAATGGGATATGATCCAGAACCTTTTATTGAGATGACACTCCGTGTCAATGATTTCCTTCGTCAGATGTTCTACATCATGGGTATTGATCTGGTTGACTTCAAGATTGAGTATGGTTATGATGCTCATGGCGAGTTGCTACTTGCCGATGAGATCAGTCCTGATAGTATGAGACTGTGGAAGATTGGTAGTAACGAAAGATTTGATAAGGATTTGTTCAGAAAAGACGAAGGTGATATCGTTCCTGCTTATCGTGAGATCCTTGACCGACTACAACCGCTTGCTATTCAATGAAAAAATCATCACAAAGTCTTATAGGTGCAGGTATAATTGTCCTTGTATTACCTTTGATGCTTATGTTGATATGGAATGCTGTCATACCAAGCATTTTTGGATTACCAACTTTGGGATACTGGTCTGCAATGGGATTGTATCTGGTTTGTAGTTTATTATTTAAATCATGAAGCATGAAATCCCCGATATCATTAAGAAGAATGCATTTGCTTGCTTCACCAGTTTAAATGCTGCTGAGAGAGCAGTTGTTATGTTTGGTGATGATGCTTATAGAGAATCATTAGATCTTGAAAACGATGAGTCACCCTGTTGGCAGATACCAAGTGGAGAACATTCAACTTTTGCTGGATGGAATCCCCAGTGTGTCCCCACCATGGACTACATCGTATGGAAATTAAAGAACCGTGAAGGTATTATCAAAGGAGAAATTTATTAATGGATTACAAAACTTCTGGTGTTGACATTATCAAGGGTAGATCTTTTGTAGAATATATCAAAGCATTGGCACCTAGTATTGGTGGGTTCAATGGTATGATGGAGATCCCATCAGGATATGAGAAACCTGTGTTGGTATCTGGTGCTGATGGTGTTGGAACTAAAATTAATATCTGTAGGATTGCTAATGATTACACCACTATTGGTCAGGATCTCGTTGCTATGTGCGTCAATGACGTTATATGTTCTGGCGCTAAACCATTATATTTTCTAGACTATATCTCTACGAAATCACTTGATGATAATGTGAGTGACATTGTGCATGGAGTTGCCACTGGTTGTATGATGTCTGATATGGAACTCCTGGGTGGAGAAACGGCAGAGCATTTTAGAGCAACTGATTATGACCTTGCTGGTTTCTGTACTGGTATTGTGGAGAAGTTTGACATTGTTGATGGTAGTAACATCAAACCTGGTGATGTAGTCATCGGCATTGAGAGTAGTGGTCTTCATAGTAATGGATACACTCTTGTCAATGATATGTTATGGAGAAACAAAATCTTCTACAAAGAGATGCCAGAACTGCTGAGACCTACCACAATCTATGCTCGTTTGATCCACCGGTTGCTGGATGAGGTTCCTATCCTAGGCATGGCACACATCACAGGTGGAGGACTGCCTGAGAACCTCCCACGATGCCTTCCAGAAGGTCTTACAGTTGATGTTGACTATGATGCTTGGGAAAGACCCGAACTCTTTAACAAGATCCAGGAGGCGGGAGACATTGCCGAGGATGAGATGAGAAATGTATTCAATCTTGGTATTGGATTCTGTTTGGTAGTACCGAGGGAGATAGCAGCAGACACTCAGTCTCTGATTGACATGAGGTCTTGGATCATTGGTGAAGTTAAATAATACTGTACCAATTTCAACTTTTAATTCCAAAAATCGCCCTAAAAAAATTCGGGCAAATTTTCACTCAAAAAGGTTTTTTCATGAATAAAGGATTTTCACCATCAGAACACCCAGAAAAACAAATCAAAGATATCGGAGCAGCGATTAAACGGAAAACCAAAGAACTTAAAAATGTCCTGAGGAACCCTGTAGTGGTTGCCGCCCATCTTGACAAACCTGCTAATGATGATCTATAATAAATAAGAACACAATACGGGTTACGAACCATGGACCGTGCATCTTTAATTAAAAGAATTCAATTTGTTCTTTTTGATGAATATGACGAAAGTCCATCAGTATTGAACGCCAAGTTTTTTGGTGGATACTACAATGACATGACTATTGAGGAACTATTGGATTATTATGAGGAATTGAAACATGAGAGTAAAAATTTACAGTATCAGTAACTGCCGATATTGTAATATACTTAAAGAGGTATTAACGACATCCCTTATCCCATTTGATGAGGTCAAAGTGCGTAGGTTAGTTGACACTGATGATAGTGAAGGTATGCCATTTGATGAGTATATTGAATTAGAGCCAGATGTTGAATTAGCGAAAAAATGCATTTTTCCTCAAGTTTATATCGATGACAAGTACATCGGTGATATGAAGGACACATTAAATTATCTTTTTGATGAAACTAAATAAAAGTGTAGAAACAATGACGAGGAGGAAGAAATCTTGTGTTCCAGATTTTGGGATTTCTTCTGATAGAGTTCTAAAGTTTAGAAAAAGAGAGTATACCTTTCATCTCGATTTTTGGATTAAGGTCAAAAAATTATCTGGAGATAACCAATGATTGCACTTGCTCTTTTCTGTTCAGGGTTCTTAATAGTATTATTCAGTGCTGTAGGTTTTGGGTTTGGTTGGATGGGTAGAGAATATTATGAAAACTCAATTGTTCATAATAGATTATCAGATCATCCTGAGATGATCGATGATAATGGTAATCCAATTCAAACTGATTTGTATTCTGTGAGGTTTGTTGTAGATGAGGAGGATGACGACTGATGATTCTTGTTGATATGAATCAGACTATGATCTCTAATTTGATGGCACAGATCAAATTTTCGGGAGATCTAGATGAAAACTTTATGAGACATATGGTACTCTCAAGTATCAAATCATACGAGAAAAGGTTTTCTGCTGAATATGGTGAGTTAGTATTATGCTACGATTCTCGCAAGTATTGGCGCAGAGAGTTTTTTCCGTATTACAAGCAAAATAGGAAAAAAGACCGTGAGAAATCTGGTCTTGATTGGAATAAGATCTTTGAATGTCTAAATGCCATTCGTGATGAAATTCGTGATCTTTTTCCTTATAAAGTTATTGAAGTTGATGGTGCTGAAGCAGATGATATTATCTCTGTGATGACTAAGCATTATACTGAAGGTAAAGTGCTAATTCTTTCAGGTGACAAAGACTTCGTTCAGTTACAGAAGTATTCTTATGTAACACAGTATAATCCAGTCCAGAAAAAGTTCATCAATTTCACTCGTTCTGAAGTTGCTGAGTTTATTAATGAGCATGTATTGAAGGGAGATCGTTCTGACGGTATTCCAAATATCTTGTCTCCTGATGATACCTTTGTGACCGGAAAACGTCAAAGACCATTGAGCAAGAAAGTTATCGCTAGTTTCATGGGTAATGACGCTCATGATATTTGTGATGATGATCAATATCGTAATTTTAAGAGAAATAGAATTTTAATCGACTTTGATTACATTCCTCAAACTCTCGAAGATAGTATTTTGTCTCATTATAATGGTCTAAATACCACTAAGAAGACAGTCCCACTGGAGTATTTTAGAAAATATAATCTGAATGACCTGATGACTGAATTTTGTTTTTCAAATAGTAATTTACCCTGGATTAAAAAATGAAACTATTGATTTCTGAAGTCTTACAAAAAGTAAGCAATGCTAAAACGAAAGTTGAGAAAGTTAAACTTCTTCAGCAATATAATAGTGATACATTGAGGATGCTTTTGATTTGGAATTTTGATGAAAGTGTCTTGAGTGCTGTTCCTGAAGGTGAAGTACCTTATAACGTTAATGATGCTCCTGCAGGAACTGAACATACTTCTTTAGAACATGAATCGCGGTTATTCTTCCATTTTATTAAAGGTGGTAATGAGAACTTGACCAAAGCGAAACGTGAGAATATGTTTATTCAACTTCTTGAAGGACTTCATAAAGATGAGGCAGAAGTTGTCTGCATGGTCAAGGACAAAAAACTTGGTAAACGTTATAAAGTTACTAAGGCAGCAGTTTCAGAAGCATTCCCCCAAATTAATTGGGGAGGTCGCTCTTAATGAAAAATATCGAAATTGATTGTGATGCATCACTGTCACAAGATAAAGGTCTTCCTACTAATGCTTTTCTAATTGAATATAAAATAGATGGGTTGACTAAATTTGATATTGTTATGGCAGGCAAAAAGTCTGAAATTTTTGATCATTACTATGATAATTATCGTCATGATCTTGTAAATATTACTCAATGTGAGGGCAGGATTAGTCCCAAACTTTATAATTACAAACCAAAAACGTAAGACTAAAATGTTATCTACCCAGTATAGACTTCGCTTAGAATTTATTTGTAAACGCATAGCAAATAACGACGATGTAAAACTAGATGATATGATCTGGGCACAGAAACTTGCTAAGGCAAATACATCTGCCAATGAGATGTTAAAAATGGCACGTCGTCAAGCATCACAAAATATTGAAGAAGGTAGCACAGACGATTTTCTGAATAGGATGGGTTTAGGAGATCCCGATCCATCCAACCACAAGAAGGGATTTACTGATGCTGATGATATCAAGAATTGGTTTCAGCAAGACAAACCTGATGACTGGAGGCAAAGAGATTAATGCCAAGTGAATTTGATTACGTCGAAGCACCTACGGAGGGTGAAGTTGACAAATGGGGGTTTACAATAAAACCTTCCATATCTGATACCGAAGTTATCATCAGATGCCTTAAAAATGCCCCCTGTGGAATTGACAAAAAACAAGCAGAACGAATTATTAAAGATTATGAAAACAAAAATTAGAGCACAAGTAAAATCCAGATTCTATTATGTATTCTGGGGAACTGCTACCATAGCAGTTGTTTTAGGTCAACTTTATGTTGGAACTGGATATCGTTTATTACATGGTGATATGCAAGAACTATTCAATAAGGTTGATGGAGTTCTTCTTCGTGCCGACGAACCTAATAATTACCTATGACTAAGAAAGAATACAAACAATTACTGTTGGACCACTTTACAGAGCGGTTGGATAAACTCACAGCGAAGGAACTCAAAGAACTTGCTGCGAGACACACATGAATGATTATGTCTGTATCCCCATGTGGGATCCTATTTACGAGATGATGCGCTATCATT